AAATGCAGATGCTAAATCTCTAGATGCCATTAAATCTAATGTCTGAACATTACGAAACTCGTGTTTAGTTCCAGTATAGTGTCCATTGTAAGTGCTTGATACATAATCCTCAATATCTTGAATAATTTCTGCTTCATGATACTTATAACGACCATCTCTTTTTCTTTCAGATGATTCTCTAATGTTGTCCATAGTCTCCGATTTTTGACCCTCGCTATTTAGATTAATATGATGTGCTATTTGATCATCATTATCTGAAAGGGGATCGGTAGGAAAAGGATTTGGCATATCACCATTTCGATCATACTCATAATAATATTTGGAATGTTCATAATCATCCCCTTCTACTTTAATTGGGTAAGTTTCATCCATAGTTCCGTTAATTTCCTCCCACACTAAACTCCATGCATTAACCATATTGAAATAAAAATTCATTTACTAAACTTTCTGCTTTTTCTTTACCAAACTTACCAGTAAGATATCCTCCTACAGGATCAAGTTTAGTCATATAAGCATCAAAGTCTTTATATTCACTGGTATCATTTCCAGTGGGTTTTCCCAATTCTAACATATCTTTGTACTTAGTCAAGTATTGTTTAAATGTAGATAGATAAGCATTCACTTCTTCCATCTTGCAATACTTGACAAAAATATTTTCAGAGAAATGATTACCTGGTTCAAAAAATCTTATCTTTTCTTTATATTTGGGCAATCCATCAACAGAAAATAAGAAGTTTTCCACAGGATGTTGAAAATCAAATACTATAATAACTCTTTTCTCATTAAATGCCATTAAATCTATACCAAAAGAAGGTAGAAGACCTGTTGGAACATTAGCATTTGTTTTTGGATAAAGAATATTATTATAGATGCAAGAATTATCACTCCATATCTCAACCTCTCTCGATTTAATAAGATACTTATTAGTATAAGTCCTTGCTAAAAGATTAGAGTCTTTTGCTTTCCAATGAGCCCAAACACTATTGACCCCATTATGAAGGTCAATAGTATCGAACAATGCATCCTTATATTCTTTCCATAAATTACTGATCATTCTCATATGCCTCGTCTTCTGCTTTACTGAAATCAAAGTCAGCATCTACTTTATCATATAATTCCATAAATGACTGCTTAGTATCATCATCAAACCTATTAACACATACTCCAATTGCTTTCTCCTTTTTACCAAAAATTGCATAAGCACGAACTATATGAACCAATCTACGAGTACTAATGATTTCCTCAACACCACCATCATAGAAAGTTTTACGAATAATATCTGCCCAGTCTACTAATCTCTTACAGAAATCTTCATCATTTACACCAACAGTATCTGCTACATTCATAAGAATCTTCTGTTCTGAAGTAGGAGCAGGATAATCTTGTTCAAATGTTACTGGGAATCTTTCAAGGAAGGCTTCATTGAGCACGTTAGTTCCAATAAATCTGCCGTCGTCTGAACCTTTACCTTTAGTATTTGCGGTTGCAATGACGTTAAATCCCTTCTGCGGTTGGACGAATCTTCCAATCTTTTTAAGGAAAACTCCCTTACCCTCAAGGATGGGCTGGAGGCAGAGGATTTTGTTTGAGGCAAGGTCGATCTCGTCAAGGAGCAAGACAGCTCCTCTGTTGAGAGCTTGAATAACTGGTCCGTCGTGCCAGACTGTGGCACCGTCAACAAGGCGGAAGCCACCAATGAGATCATCTTCATCTGTTTCTATAGTAATGTTTACACGGATAAGTTCTCTATTGAGTTGAGAACATGCTTGCTCAACTCCCATTGTTTTACCATTACCTGAGAGACCAGTAATGAATGTTGGATAAAAGATCTTAGATTTAATTATATTCTTTATGTCATTAAAGTTTCCAAACTTAATAAAAGTATTGTCTGCATCAGGAACTAAGTTTTCTACTACTTCTGGTTCCACTGCAGGGGCATTGAAAGAACGTTCAATATCTTCTACAACCTTAGTAGTTACTTCAAGATTCCATTTGCCTTTAGATACTTTGTATTTCTGAATTTTTTTGGTTACTGTCTGATAACCAATATTATTCATTGCACAAAATGCACGAACGTCAGCAGCAGTGAATTCTGAACCATAGGTACTTCTCAATCCATCGATTGCTTGTTGTTCGGTCATCTTAAGTTCAAAAGCCATAATGTTAGGTGTTTTATATATGAATATATTATAACAATAAAAAAGGGGTCATAGTGACCCCAGTAGACAGTTTATGAATTGGTTGGTTTTCGTATAGGCTTTGGTTTCAATAGGACAGGTGTGGAACTCTTAGAACTGTCTGACATTTTCAGATCCTCTGTTTGACTGTAAGATATTTATGCTACTAATTCTATAAACTCACCAAGTATCTTTTTATTCATCTTTTTAGTCTTTAAAGATTTAACAAATGCTCTTTTAATTTCTGCCTTTGATGCATCTTCCTTAACCTCAAACTCATCATCATTTGCAAGTGCAGTTGATGAAAGACCAAAGTAAGTATGGTATCCAGAACTTTTAATGGCAAAAGATTTTTCTTTCTTCCATCTCTTCATTATAGTTTCATATTCATCACCTTCATATCCAGTATAAGTACGAACAAATTGACCAGCATCTCTGGAAGCAAGAACTCTAATACCAATAAAATTAATATCAGGAAAAGTCTGACGTAAATCTTTAAGTAAAAGATCTGTTACTTGAGCCCAATATCCTAATCCCTGACAAGAATAAGTATGACCTGTTTTTCTATTTCTTAAAATACATCTATCATTAACATGAGCACTTCCCAAAAATGGTTCATCATCCCAATGACGTTCAACTTCTCTAAAATAAGATATTGGTGCTGCTTCACCATCAGTCAATACTACACACTGAACCTTCTGTAGATTATTTTCTTTCTTAAATTGTGGAAGAATTGAATGTAACATAATTAATGCTTCATTCAATGGAGTACCAGAAAGATTCATTCCTATTGGAATATGATACACAGTATAAGTATCTCTACAAAATGCATTAGAAAGACGAAAAACATTCTTCATCTGTTCTTCTAATACTTTAGTTTTTACTTTACTAGTAAACAAATTCATTAATGAAAAATGATCTTCAATAAAGACTACACCTGCTTTCTTTTCATAACGTTTAATTTCTTGATTAATAGGATAGCAATTAGTAAATGCATAAACCTCAAATGGAATATTAACCTTCTTACAAAACCACATTAAATTGAAAAGTTGTTTTAATGTATCTTTCAGTACATGCTGCATAGAACCAGACCAGTCAAGTATGAATATTAATCCATGATTTTTTCCATCAGGAACAATACCAACCTTCTTAAAAAGATCCTCATTAAATTTGTAAGTATGAAGTTTTCTTGTATCTAAAACTCCAGTACGATTTGTAGTGGTACGAGCATAACTATCTGCTGCCTTTTTACACTCAAATTCTTTAACTAAGTAATTAACTTCTTTCTGTGCATTCTTCTTAAATTTTATAAACTCATCATCTGAATGGTCAAATAACCCATTACCAAAAATAGATACACGATCCCTTTTTATCCAATCTTCTTCTTGTTCTGTAAAGCACACCCTCATTTCTTCATGAAGTTGACTGTTAGAAATAATATAATGTTCTACTTTAAATTTTGGTAATTCAAAATAAGTATTTTCTGCACCTTGTAATGAATTAAGTTCTTGTAATCTTTCTTCTAATGATTCGACAGTCTGTGCTTCAGGTTCTACTGGTTCTACAGTATTAGAACCATTATTGATAGGAACATTATCAGTGCCACCAGTCCCGTCTTCCATAGTATCATTGCTACTAGCGTTAGGAACGGTAAGGTCACAATCGTTACCATCGTCAGTAGAGAGATCGCCAGAACCTTTAACGCTAATAGGAGTATCCTGTTCACATTCAGAGTTATCCTCTTGCTCCTTCTGTTTCTTTTCAAGTTCCTGCTTGCAGAAATTATATAACGCTTCTGCTGCTGTGAGGGTGTCAGTAAAGGTCTCGGCATTTGCAATTAAATTGATAATCTCCTTTTCAGGAATTGAAAAAGATACATTAATGAACGAACCAATCTTGAAATATAGATTAGTCCTATCAGCAAGATTAAGATCACTAATATCTTGACCATCTATCTCAAAGAAATCTTTATCGTTGAGTTCATTATAACCGTTATAGAATGTTTTGGCAAGTCCAGCATATTTTCTCTTCATCAACTTTTCAATTCTTGCATCCTCAACTATGTTTACAAATGTTTGAGGAACTCTCTCCATCCAATCCCACTGATCAGGTGTATACAGAGCGTGACCAACTTCGTGAGCAACTAAAGAATCATATATGTTATTACTTGCTCTTTCCCAGTTAGGTAAGGTTAAAACACGAGTATGAACATTAAACTGAGCAGTATCTGTCTTTCTATGCTCTACAATCAAATCCTCAGTAGCAAGTAACTTGGCGAGTTGTGATTTGATTTCGTGCTTAACTAACATAGGTTTTTTTGATTATGAACCTATTATACGACGAAACCCCACGCTTGGTGGGGTTCAGTAGACGGTTTATCAACTGTCTGCGTCTGTCCTTTGCAGCACGGAGAGCTTGTGGTTTAAGAGTTCGCTTCTTCTCCTTCTTGCTGTGATGCTTCCAATTTGGTACTTGCATTGTTTTTTCTGAGTGGTGTGTACTCATAACCGTATCTTTTAAGATACTCATCAAAAAGGTTATCGGGAACTAAACCGTCCCAATATTCCTTTTCAGTGTATTCTCTCATACTATACGTGAAAAACCTTTAACTTTATCAAACCTTGTGACACTTTCAAATTTGTCATGTAGATCTGTCTTATGGGATATAACAAAAATGTTAGCACCCTTTATTATATAGCGAATAATCTTTAAGAATTCTTCTGTACCAAAACCATCAAGAGAACTATCAAACACCTCATCCATTATTAATAGATTAGTATTTACAGAGTTTTTAACTCTAGCAACTTCTCTCCAAGTAAAGAGTAATGCTAAATCAATTCTCATTTTCTCACCTTCACTGAATGATGAATACGAAAAATCTTCATGAATAGGTGATCTTACCGTTTCATTAAACTCTTCATCCAAAGTAAAATTGATATAGAAATCCATCAACTGAAGGTAACGATTTACCTGTTGATTAATGAATGGAAGATACTTCTTAATTATTTTTGTCTTTACTCCATCATCTCTCAATAGAGAATAAGCAAAATCGTAATGAACGATTTCCTCTCTTTTTGATGATAATTCTTTTAATGTCTTTTGGAGATTTTCTTTGAGTTCTTCTAACTTCTCATATTCAGTATTTCTGTTTGCAAGTTGCTCGGTAAATCTCTGAATTTCCGATTCCAAATCCCTGATCTGTCGCTGACATCCAGAGATGCGAGTATTGTTTTGAGAAACGCCATTATTGAGTTTAGAAATCTCCTTTGATAATTGGTTAAACTGACGTTCTCGATCTTGTTCTAATTTAATGGTCTCTTCCAGATCTTTATAACCCTTCTTGAGATCCTCTGCTTTAGTTTGAACGTCAGCAATTCTATTTACACGAAACGATTCCTCTATATCTTGGGTGCAAGTAGGGCATACCTTATTATCTGTGAAAAACTTATACTCTTTAGTAATTGTTGCTACTTTCTGAGATATTTTTCCTTTCATATTATTAAGTTTCACTAACTTTTCACCAGCACCAGTGAGTCCTTCCTGCTCTTTAATTAGATCGGATATAGTAGATTCTTTAAGTTCATTATGTTCAAGATGAGCATCAACTTCTATCTGTAATGTTTTTATTTTACCATTAGTTGCTTCTATATTAGTCTCACCTTGCTCCTTTAATTCTTTCAGAAAATTTACTTGCATAGATGCTTTATCTTTAATATTATCCTCACGAAGTTTTAAGGTCTTTATCTTCTCTTTCTGATCTCTAATATTCTCCTTAATCAAAGTATTCATTGCAGAGAAAATACGAATATCTAAAAGATCCTCAATAACATCTCTACGATTAACACTTGTTAATTGCATAAAGGGTACAAAGGTGCTACTACCCAAGATTACAATTTGAGTAAATGATTTGTAATTAACCTTTAATATACTCTCTTCTAAAATTTTCTGATTAGAACGATCATCTGCTTCCTTATGTAAAGGATTTCCATTAACTTCTATATCAAAAATATTTGGTTTTATTCCTCGTCTTACAAGATAGTCACGACCATTAATATCAAACTCAATTTCCACTAAACAATCTCTTTCATTTGCAGTATTAATAAGTTGACTTTTGTTTATCTTTCTAAAAGCTTTATTAAACAGCACAAATGTAAGTGCATCCAACATAGTGGATTTACCTGCACCGTTTGTACCTACTATTAAATTTGTATTATATTGCTGAAAATCTATCTGATTCCAATGGTCTCCAGTGGAAAGAAAGTTTTTCCATTTAATCTTCTGAAATGTTATCATTCTTAGGGGGAATCACAAAGTCGTCAGGAGTTATAATTGAATACTTATAATTATACCTCTTACAGGTATTAATTGCAAGCTCTGTATCCACCTCTATAACTTCCATAGGTTTCTGATATACCTCATCAACCTCTAGCATTAATGCATATCTTGTTGCATCATCCTGCTGTTCAAACAAAAATAAGACTTTATCACCATACTTATCTTGTACAGCATATGCTCCGTCATCTTTTCTATCTTTTAATGTGAGGAGCCACATTTTATTCTACCTCGCAAGCTTGCCTATAGAGATCTTGGAAAATATTCTTTATAATATTCTTGTCAAATTCAAATTCAGATT